CAATATGCCATAATCTCACCTCGTTTTTCTCAAATAACCTGTCCGCGCTTATGTGGTGCCATCGCTGCCGATTGCCATCTGCCAAAATCCATACCCCGCATTGCCGCGATAGTCCACGCCATACAGGTATTCCTTTTTCATAAATACATTAGGATCTGTCTCGTTCGTGAGGCTGACAAATTTGGCGGGGCTGCGCTTTTGGAAGATCATCGGCTTCAGCGGGCGGCTGGTATCCATCAGGAACCAGGAAGTATCCGCGCCAGCCAGACGGGGCGCAATCATAAGCTCTGCGGTGCCTTGCATGGTATTCTTTGTCCCATTGATATAATCCGCCACAAGAATATCCCGTGCCGTGGCCTCCAGCGCGGGGGGTGCCACCAGCAAATCTGGAATCAGCGCAAGGGGTTCGCCCTCCTCGTTTTTCAGGGACATCATCTTCGTTCTTGCCTCAATGTAGGCCGCCAGGGTCAGCTTTGCGGTCATTTTGTTGGAAGCTGTTGCTTTGCCGACCTTATGTGCATCGGAGAAGAAGGGCTGTCCATCAAAACATTTTCCAGCAAAGCCGCTTTTCAGCAGGGAGAAAACAAGCTTGTCCGGATGCACTGCAGCGGACTGTGCCAGCATCTGCACGTTGGGGGAATACAGGCCGATTGTATCGTCCTCGATCACGTTTCTGGGAATGCCAACCGTCAGCTCAAAGTCCTTGTTCTTAATGGTATAGCCGGAAGCGGACAGGTCCTTGATCACACGGTCACCGACCCATTCCCGCATGCCGGGGAGATCTCCAAGCCATGCATATGTTTCAATACCAGTGGTGGAGGGAACCTCCGTGGAAATACGCGCATACTGGGTCTTTTGTTCCGCAAAAGTCTTGTTGAACAAAGTGTTATACCCAACAAAAATCCCCCGCAGCGTTTGTGGTGTAATTAGCATGATATGTAATTCCTCCTGTTTTCTTAGCCTGTTAGTTCAGTGCCGGATTGATCTCCACCGCAACCCCGCCATCCTCAAAGCCAACCACCAGCCCCGCGATGGAGCTTCCAGTGGCTAGGGCGGTGACTGTATGGTCATCCTCGATGTAACAGGGTTTCAATACGTGGGCGGCTCCCAGCTTGTTGGCGGCTGTGGCGGTATTATCAAAGATGAACGCGCCACGGGTTACTGTGATGGTGGCCGCGCCGTCCGCGCCGCTGTTGGTGATTGTCTCCTCCGCCCGGCCTGCGGCAATCAGGTTCGCCGCCTTCTCCGCAGGAACTGCATAGCCGCCTTTCAGCGCGACCAGCGCCCCCTGATAAATGGTGGCTTCAGCTGCCACAGGCAGCACCAAGGTTTTTCCGCCCAGGGCAACTTCATTCGTTTTTCTTTCAGCAGTCAGTGCCATTGGTTAGATCTCCTTTCCGTACTTTTCAATGTCCTCGGCAGAGACGCCGATGCTCTTGCAGATTTGCAATGTGGTTTCACTTGGGGCCGTGCTGCGCTGGGGCGCAGCTCCGCCGCCCAGCTCTCCCATGGGCACTACCTGTGGGGCCTTCTCCATAAAGCCATCAAACCCGGAGCGGTCTTTCAAAGCGTACTGCAGCGCCCAGGGCCTTTGCGCGGCTGTAATCTTTCCGGAGTCCAGCGCCAAATCCACAACCTGTTCGGCATCCTGCCGGTCCAGCCGCAGCTTCAGGGCCGCCAGCTCTGTGGCAGCGGGGGAATGCTTCAGGGCAACGATGGCCGCTGCCGCGTCCTCTGTCTTTGCCCTCGCCGGGATGCCCAACAGGCCGCAGATCACCTTGTTTGCCAGAATTTTGTCCTCATCCTCCGGGGGTGCTGCAGGGTCTTCTCCCGGCTCTTTGCTTTTTTCTATCACCGCTGTCAGTGCGGTAACGGCATCTTCTTCGGTTGCTTCGGCGGGCAGGCCAAGCGCCGCAACCAGTTTCTCCAACAGTTCCATATTGTTGGTTCCTCCTTCGTTTTCTTCCATTTCCGGGTCATAAGCGTTGATAATTGGGGACATCCCGTCAATAGCCGGGGAATTGGTCAGGGCCACAGAATGCAGGGAAATTGCTTTCATGTCGGAGTTGCGGACTACCACGACAGGTGAGAGATAGCGGTATTCACGGTTCTCCAAGTATTCCTTGGCTTTCCCTGTCCACTGCACGTTGGCGCAGACAGCCCCATCCGCCAGGAACAGATTCTTAATCCACCCTCCAGCCGGGGCCTGAACATCTTTCAGTGTCTGGTGCTCATAATCCACAACAATGTCGATGCCGCGCCCTTCGAAGTGGTTCTTCATCTCACGGAATGATTCTTCATCCACATAGAAGTTCCCCTTCTGGCTTTTGACCAGTCCGAGGGGCAGCAGTTTTATCGTCTCCGGTGCGCCGTCAAGCTGCCCCTGATTGCAGATAAATAGTTGCGTCTGTCTCACGGTTTCCTCCTGTGCCGCCAGAACGGGCGTTATCACGCGTGATAACGGGTACTTTGCGGCAAAGTAATATATTTACCCCATGATTGTTTTAGGCGGCACAGCGCGCGATTTAGGGGGTGTGTGCTAGCTGCTCTGTTGACGGCTCTCGTATGCCTTCACCAGCGCCTCGGGGTATCCGGATAGATCTGGTTCCCAAGTGGATTTTGCAGGGTTTGTGGAGAAGCGGGGATCTGGCATCGTGGCCGTAAATCGTCCGTCTGGCAGCATCGCCCCTTTTGGGGCCTCCGTTTCCACGATCAAGCCGCGCTGCTCCACTTGCCGCCTGGATAAGCTGGTTACGGTGCAGCGGCATCTGTACCCATTCGGCGGAAACCAAGTATCCCAAACTGAATCATCCGCAGGGAAAACCCGTCCGTTCATGGCCAGATGCTCCGGGCGGGTAGCTTCATCCGTCACAGCGTTGTACTGCCAGAATGGCCGCAGCTGCATCACAACCGGATCTGTCATCTGGTTATAATGGCCTGCCTGATATGCCGTCTGAATGTTGTTTTGAAAAATGTTCTCCGCTTGGTAAGCCGACACCTTTTCTTTCTTTGTATATCCCTGTTCCTCCAGAAAGGTGTTCATGTTCTTGCGGAAGGCTTCTACTGTAGTACCTTCCTCCAATGCACTTAGAAGTTCATCTTGGAACTGCTGCAGCGCTTCAATCGAAGTATAGCCCGATACGGTGAACGCCAAGTTTTTGTACTTGTCCGCCAGTTTCTCAAACTCTTTCGCGGTAATCGGCACCTTGCCGCCGAAAAACTCTACCGCCTCCTCGAAAGTAAAGTCCGTGTTGCGGGAGATAATGCTTTCGATGTTATCCATCCTCATGCACCCGCCCTTCCAGATCGGCCAGTATCATGCTGCGCCGCAGTAAATACTCAAACTCTGGCACCACCATATCCCCGAGAAGCTTGCGAACAAACGCTTCATCTTCCAGCTTGTCCTTCAACTCCTCCAAAGAAAGTCCGCTGTCCAGCAGCGCTGTAATCGGCTCAAACATTTTTTCAAACATGGGACCGCTGACGCTTGTGGCAACCGCCGCAATCCTGTCCACCTCCTCCTGTGAGCCGTGTGGCTGCAGCTTGCTCGTTAGGGGCAGCTTGGTGGTGTTTAGGTAGGGATAGGCCGCCCCCGACTGCCGGGGCCGTTCCACAACCTCCTCACCGTCTTCCGGTTTGGGGATGGCGAACTTCTTGTACAGGTAACTGGTGGGGATTTTTAGCCCAATCTCCCCGATCAGCGTTGCCAGGATTTCCGCAGATTCCTTTAGGTCCTCCGATTCCTCGCAGTCAAAGCGGATGGAGGGGATACGGGTATCTTCGCCGAAATTGAACAATACCAGCGGGCGAATCAGGTCACGCCGCAGGGTGGCCGCCAGCGCCTTACAATCCGCAACAGTCAGGTCATGCCGCACCTCATTGTGAGTTTTGCTTTGGGCATAGCTGCCGCTGCCGGAATCACTGGTAAGCGTCTGCCCCAGGATGGCCTTGCTCATCTGCTCATCGCAGTACCGGGCCAGCCGCTCATAGATGTCCGCCGAGGATACCTTGGACGCTTCCTTAAATTCGATTTGTGTCCCGTTTGGTATCATGCCTGCCGCATCGGTGCCGATATTGATCAGCGCCTGCATGAGGGCGGTCTTGTCCGCCTCGCTGGCGCTTACATCGTAAGTGCCCAGGCGCAGGGGCATGCCGTACACCTCGCAGAAGCTCACCCAGTCCTTCAGATCGTAGTTTTTGAATAGGTACATCCAAGCCACTACACGCAGCACTCCGGCACGGGAGGGGTGTCCGCTTCGCGCCTTGTACCGATGCAGAATGAATTTGTTCCGTGGGACAAACTCCCCAGCCGGGCAGTCCTTCGTGTAGACCTTCAGCGCATCATTTTCATCCCAGAGAAACCGCTTCTGGTGCCGATGCTTAATTTGCTTTATAGCAGTGAATCCGTCATCATAGCCCCAGATGATTTCCGATATTGCAATGCCTTTATCAATGGCGTCCAGCAGATCCATCATCACATCTTCAATGCCTTCAATGCTGTTGAGCTGCTCCTGCACAAATTCAGCTATGAGTTTGTCCGTAGCATTGTCGGTGTCAAAGGGGAGTATCTCGAAGTCCAGTCCGGTAACGGCATTTTTGCGGGTCTGAAGCTGGGAAAAGAGGTGGGGGTCTTTCTCTTCCATCTCCTCAAATAGCTCCATCTGCGCATAGAGGTCGCCTGCGTCAGCTGCCTTAAAGATTGCCGCCAGTTTTTCAGGTGTCAGCCCATTGCTGGGATAAGTAGAGTACTTATCCTGAACCAGCGCCACAGCGATTTCACGGCGCTCAGGCAGCGGAGGGGGCTTAGGCGGGGGCACATTCCGTGGCTGCTGCTTGGGATACTTCGCTTTCTTGTGCTTGCTCACTTTACCGCCTCCTCAATACGCTCCTCTGCTCTTAAATCCGCGCTCACGGGAAAGAACGCTGGTATATTCAATCCGGCCTGTGGTCTTCATGTCCATTGCAAGCTTAACCGCCATCTGCAGGCCATCCGGGCCATCATCGTTCTTGCCCATGGGGTACTCCGTCATCTGCTTCAGCAATGTCTTGTGCTTCTTGCTGAACTTGAGATAGCCATTCTTTACGAATGGTTGCAGGGACTGAACTCGGGCGTCTTTATTTTGTACGCTGTTGATCTCCTCAATCGGGAGGTATTCGCCAACCTCGGCGGCCCGCTGCCGCATGATCTCAGCAAAGTAATACTGGAACTGCACCGTCTCAACGCCGAACTTGTAGAGGGGCTTCTTGTAGTCCCGCTTGAGTCGTTGGCTGTTCTCAAGGGCGTCCTCAATGATCTTGTCGGGCTTGCGCTTCTCAATGTCAGCAATAACGATGTACATGTACCCGGTGAGGGTGTCCTTTGCGATAAAGATGAGCGAGGAGGTGTCCGACTTCTTGTTCTTGCCGAGTGACGGGTCGTTCGCGCCGATGAAAATGAAGCGTGGCTCCGAGAAGTCCGGGGGGAGCTGCCCGTCATCGTAATAGTCGAACCATTCCTCATTGAAGGTACAGTTTTCCGGGTCGATGGGGTCGTTCTGGATTTCCGAGTTGAACGAGGCCTCTCCCTCCGAGATGCGGATGACCATGAGGTCGTAGTAGGAGAGCTTCTCCTCCCACAAGACCGCCGTGCCCCGGAGCATGTCGGCCCGGTTCGCTTCAAAGAACGCCCGGGCGTCTTCCTGCCGAGCCTCGTTGGCGAGGTCAGTGTAGATGCCCTCCCAGACGTCCCACAAGGCCATATCCTCCGCAAAGGAGATAACACCCCGGTATTTGACCGACTTGTAGCTTGGATTCTGCGCAACGTTGGCCAGCAGCGCGTCATAGTGGAGCAGGGTGCCGATGTAGACGATGTCGGTGTAGGTGTCACCCGACTTGCTGACCGCCTTATAAAACCAGTTGCGAAGTTTCTTGCGCTGGTCAGGGGTATTGACGTTCTCGTCATTCTCCAGATCATCGCAGATGATGAGATCGGGACGCCATTGCTTGTGGCGGCGTCCGCGTATCTTCTTGCCCGCACCCAGGGCCTCGATCTTGACCCCGTTGGTGAGCAGGATGACCGATGCCTTCCAGACCTTTCCCACAAGGGCGCCGAAGTCCTCACGGATTGCTGCGTTCTCCTCAATCTCGGTCTTGATGTCGGCCAGGAAGCCCTCGGCCTGGTCCGAACTGTCCGAGAGAATGATGATATAGTGCTTGTAGGAATATACGGAGGCATGAAGGGCGTCCTTGAAGGTGAAGTTTGTGCTCTTGGCATGACCGCGTGGGGCCTCAATCGCACGGCGGCACCCGTCCGCCCGGTTGATCTGCAGCGCGGCATCTGTGGGGTCGAGCTCCTTCATGACACCCTCGAGCCAGATGGTGTCAAGCTCACCGTGGAACTCTGGGGAGGGCCGGGCGAAGTAATGCGCAAGGTAGGCCCGCCCGAAGTATTCCAGGTCAATCGCCCCGAGCTCCCGGCGTAACCCCTTCGGCCCGGTCAGCTCCTTCCCGGCCTTAAAGTCCCGGAGGAGCTGCGCCCGATGTTCGGGGAAATTGCTGCCTTTGGTGACGTACTCCTCAAAGAGCCCGCGCTGGTAGTCCCGGTTGGCAACTGCTTCGCGGTCTTCTGGCTCGTCAAGCCGCTCCAGATATTCATCGAGGTCAATCTTCGACATCCACGACCACCTTCTCCCTTGCCCGGGCCAGAACATCGCGCAGGTCGCCCGCCAGCTCGGGGTGCTGTTTGATCTTCGCCATGAGCTCGGCCTCCATCTGGTCGAAGGCAAGTTCTGCCTTCTTCTTCAGTTCCTGCCGGACACGCTTCTCATAGGTGGCATTTCGGGCCAGAGAGGTGATCAGCCGCCCGGCTTTGTCCAGAGGCATCTCCAGAAATTCCTCCTCTGCGGTGGAGACGCGCTGCATCAGGCCATCCATGAGCAGAATTTCCCCCGCCTTGGTATAGTCAAGGTCAGGGTGCTGCTCCACAGCCTTTGCAATGGCTTGGGTGCGCTGCAATGTTTCGGCAACCCGCTGCGCAGCTTGGGATGTGCGGATGGCGTAGCGGCCAATGGCCGACTTGCTGATGGTGTGCCCTTCACTTTCAAGCCATGCCGTCAATTCCATGTAGGTGTTGGTTTTATCAGCAAGCTTAATGTCCAGCTGCATTTTGATGTCATCCGGAAGCTTGTCAATGGAGGAACTGATTCGCGTCCGCCGCCGCTCCCCCTTACTCTTAGACATCTATGCCGGGATCATCGATGGTGCCCTCAACAAGGTCAACACCTTTTTTGGTCAACTGGATGACTGTATCATTGCGGTACGCGCTATAGGCGTTGACCTTGCGGTTGGTAAACGCAAGGTAGCCGCCGTCCTCCAGATAGGCGAGCTGCTTCCCGATGTCCGGAGAGACAATCAGATTGTCAGCCATAAGCGCGTTGGTGATCTGCCGGACAAGCATCGTGCTGGCGTTCGCCCTTGCCAGCGCCCGGATGATGTACCCTCGGATCGCCTTGTTGCGGCCAACGGTCTGCTCGGTGGTGTCGTCAAGATAGGCCATGTGTCTTTATCCCTCCCTTGCCTGGTTGCTCCGATAGAGGAGCTTGTCCAGTTTTGCATCAATGTTATTTGTGACACGGATGAAGCTCTCCTGTGTGACATAGACCAAAGGGAGGTCAGCCTTAAGATCATTAAGCTCTGCCCGCACCTTTTCAATCCTGTCTGCGTGTTCCTTGTCCACGTTCTTCAGCTCCGCGATGGAGGACTTAATGCCATCCATCGCGTTTTTCATGCCCCAGGCGGCTACCCCGATGATTCCGGCGATGGCCGTCTGCAGGATATACATGACAATGGTTGCCATATCCATGTATCCGCCCCCTACTGCCCGGCGGAGAACTCAGCTGCAGCATTGTCAGCGGCCTCGACAGGGACTCCATATGTGAATGTGTCTCCTGCAATGGCAGCCAATCCTGCGGAATTCTTTAACTCCAGCACCGTGCTCTCAATAAGATTGTGCAGATAATCATCGAAAGAGCCGAGATTCTTCGTGATGGTCTGCTGGGCGGTGGGGGTGACCTTCGCCTTGATGTCATTAAAGGCTTTGGTTCCGAGGGCGAGCAGTTCCGCCCGATTTGTCGAGCCGTCCTTCACGGCTTCGCGCAGGGCCGAGGCCGTAGTCTGCTCAGTCGCCGTAACCGTAATCGTGGCCAAGGTTTTCACATCGGCCAGGGCATCCTCCAGGAGCTTGCGCTGTTGCTCATTGGCGATCTGTGCGGTCTGCACCTTTGCCTTGGCGATGAGCTTGTTGATGCCGTACATTGCATAGGCACCCAGGAGCGAGATGACCGCCAGGGCAAGTCCGGTGAGAACTTCGACTGCCATGCTTTGAATTGCTTCCATGTTGATTTCCTCCAAACAAAAAAATAAGACCATGAGTAAAACTCATGGTCTTAGGGTACATCACAATATTGGAAGTTTACATACGTAGTACTTCTGAGTTTTAGTTCTAAGAGTCATCATCGAAAAAACCAAGTGATATTTGCCCATCAAGGTGACCCCTGCCGCAGAGCTGTTGCACCCACCTCTCAGTAACGCCGTATTTCTTTGCAAGCTCCAAGTGGTTGCAACCGTTGAATTCTTCTTTGATGCGGGCGTCACGAATAGGGCGGACAACGCTTTCAGATTTTGGGATGTAGACCGTTGCGCCGCCGATAACCTCAGTGAGCCGGTAGAAGTTATCCACCCCGATAGCCATGGCAATTTTTTTGTAGAGCCCCTCTGGGATCATCTCCGCCGTCAGCTCATGGAACATATCATCCATGGGACTACACCCCCCTTTCACTGAATCACTCTTTGAATACGTTGTTCATGATACCGAAAAATTCCCCCACCGTCATTGGCTGGCCGAAGCGTTCCGCCCAATACGCGGGGCTTCCGACATAGCCAAGTTCCTGGAACCTCTCCAGCCCGTTGCGCTGCCAATCAGGATACTCAGCCAAGGGATCAACTTCGGCCTCCTCCACTGCTTCCATGGCCGCTTCGGTCTCCAAAATCTTGTTGAGGATGGCTACAACCTTCGCGCCGTATCCAGTTCCGGGGACGGCCCAGCCTTTGCCATTGGGGTTGTCCGCCGCCCCCAGCCACTCCACACAGGGGGCGCTGCCCCTTGTCACAAGGCTAAACCGGGGATCAACACATTCATTCACCAGCGCGGCGGTAGAAGCGTAGGCTTTGAGGTGCTGAATCTGTGCCCGGACGCCCATCCGGGGAGAAGAGAAGCTGGCTGCGTTGCCTGTTGCATTGCCATTGAGTGCACCGATTCCGGCGTAGTTATTCATGTCGCCGGTTACAATCCCGCCATACTTAAAGTAGCCCGTTTCGTGGAGGCTTTGCGCCCAGGCGATGTCACCCCGGACCCCTTCAGCGATGCCTTCTTCCAAGAACATACCTGCCAACTCCTCTAAGGAACAGCTGCTGAGCTTCGGCTCCGGGTTACCCGCCCGGCAGAACGTGACCATCTGCGCCACGGTTGCCTGAGCCTTTCCTATGATTGCAGTCTTGCTCTCCGTGCTTGCCGTGTTGGAGGCGGTGATGCCAAAGTAATTGGCCAGCACATCTGCCTCGGCAACCGCCAGTTTTGCGAGGTTGGCATCATTTGACAGCCAGGTTGCCGCCGCAGTGTTGGTATGGAAGCTGTGCTCAATCAGCAGATAGTAGGGGACGCCCACGGCCCGTGCTCCGCGCTGAACGCCGTAATATTCGCCGCCTGAACTATTCTGCCGGGTAGCGGTACGCCCAGCCTGTTTGGTACCAATGACCTCCCCAATCTTCTTGGCCAGAGCAAGGCCCAGCGTGTCACCGTTATTGAGGTTGTCATAGGCCCGGTAGACAATAGGGTAATCCACGCTCTCGGTTGCGCAAGCATTGGAGTGAACGCTCATAAACACGTCACAGCCCTTTGCCGCAGCGCCCCGCGCATAAACCTCCATGTCGGTATTGATGCTGGCCCTGGTGGTGATGACCTCAAAGCCCCGGGCCTCCAGCTCGGCCTTGAGCTTGAGGTGCAGTATCCAGACCATGGCGCTCTCATAATAGGTCTTTACCACCGGACTCTGATTGCAGGTCGGGCCGATGTGCCCGGCGTCCAAGCATACCTTGATTTTACTCATCTCCGTCACCCTCCTCCTCCGGTGCGTGGAATATAATCTCACCGTCCACTTCGTTGATCTCCGGCTCCTGCGCCGGGCTTGTGTTGACCTCTTTGATCTTTTCCTTGGTATTTGCCATGATAATATGCCCTCCTATAGCTTTATGATTGGGTGCACAACTTTGTCGAAGTACTCCCCTAGGTTGTATTTGTGAACCCCTTCCGGGAGGGACTCCTCAAACTTCTTTGTCTCAAGGGCGATTTTCATCACCTTAAGGACGCCGATTTGCTCCAGGGTGTAGCCCTTGCGCATGTTTGGAACAGTCATACAGGAGAGGGCCCGCATGATGTAGGCATAAAGCGGGCCCTCTGCGGCGTCCCATTCCGCCTTTACTTCCTCCGCAAACTTCTTGCGGTTGAGGTGTGGCTTGTCGGGTGGGATAACGCCCCTCTCCTGCAGCTCTTTTTTAACTTTAGCGTTGAGGGCTTTCTCCCTCTGCGTGACGCGCTTTTTCTTAGCCATGTGTCTCCCCTCCATCTTCCTCATAATGCTGAATGGCCCGCTGAATCTGTTGCATTGCGGCATCTTGCCTCAACTGGGTGAGCAGCTGTGGGGAGGTGTCAAAGGCGGAATGTCCGGTATCGTCATCCAGCAACGCCTTTCTGTCAATCTCATTCAGACGCCTTGCTACTGGGGCAGGAAGACTCCGATAGTAAAGACGCAGTGTCATGATCTCCCCGGTGTGCCCCTCTCTGATTTGCTCCAGCGCCCGCTCCATGCCCCGCAGGGCAATCAGGATTAAGCTGTCCTCATTCATCCAGCCCGCCCTCCCTTCGGGCCAACATTGCCTTAAGCCCCTCAATGACTTTGCCGCACTGTGCCCTGTTGAGCCATTCAATCCGCTCGACACCGCACATCTTTTTCACAAAGCCATTGATTCTGGCGTTTTCGTTGTTCCAGCCCAGCACACCGCAAAGGGCGTATATCTTTTTCCGCAGCGCGATAGTGGCGGGATTGCCCTCCGTGTCCGTGCGTTTCTGTGAGATACCCCGTTGGGGGCGGGAGCCGTCTTTCATGCGCCCCAGCCTCATTTCCACCAAGGTCTGCTCTGATGGCGTCATTTCCCGCATACTGCTTCGCCCTGTTTCTGCAAAGATCAGGTCGTGCAGGCTTTCATTGTCCAAACCCAGTTCCCGTGCCATCGCCCAGATGGCGCTGTAGGGATTCCTTTTCTGTGCCGCCGCACCCATCGCCATTACCCTCCTTGTTCTCCGCGCTCCAGCTTATCCAGAAATACTTCATAGCCGAAGGTGTCCTTCTGCTTCCATGTGGCCCCCACGGCATTCACCGTATCCTCGCCGTATTTCCGTAGGTTATCCTTGTCAACAGTCTCTTTGGTGATAACACAGTCCAACATCCGCCTGGCCTTCAGCTCTCGAATGATCGCGTTCACCTTATCCTTTGCGGATGGAATTGAAATCCTGGTGGAAAGCCGAAACCCAACCTCGCCAAAATGAAGCAGCTTACTCTTTTTGCTCCCCAGCTCTGATCTGTGTTCCTTCACATATTCCGCAATGTCCATCTCCAGTTTGCTGATCTGGTCATTGTATGCCTTGGATTCCTGCTCCGCCACCTTTTTAGCCCCGATGATCTGGCGGTTCATTTCCGCCTCAATGTCATCAATGGCAATCTGCGCCTCCGCGATTTTGCGCAGGGCTGCGTCCACCTCTGCCCAGGACTTAAGGGCAGGGGCTTCGACCATTCGTTTTCTGGCCATGCTGTGGCTCCTTTCTCGTTTTCAGTAGTCTCATCCGAAGAGACTTCCTCGGGAGACGGGATGTCTGCCTCATGCAAGATGTATTGCTTTGTGAAAATCATGTACAATCCCAACGGGAGCGTAATAAGGACTGCGGTTGCATCCTGGTCTTCGGGCGTCTCCCCGCAGGATGCCAGCATCAGAATCGCAATGGAAACCCCGATCAGGACGCCTCCCAGAAAACGTTGTTTTCTCATTTTCATTGTCCATGCCCCTCCGTTCTAACGCTTACAGCATCATCATGGCGGACGCCTGCTCAATAATCTGGGAGGTAACCGTGGTTGCGTTGCGCTCCTTCAGGATGCGCCGCACGTTGCTTAGTGTCCTATCCAGCAGGCGGAAGCACCCGTTCTGCATATTGCAGGCCCGTGCTTGCAGCTCCGCCAGGGCGTCCGGCGTAATGTCAAAGCCAATCAAATACTCATTTACCTCCGCTTTGCTCAGTCCACGCAGCGATGCATAGAAATCAACCCGGTTTGCCATGCGGGTAAGGTATGTCTTGATTTGTGCCTCCAGCTTCGGTTCGCCTGCGATGACCAGTCCCACGTCCGATTGATCGAAAATACTTCTGAGGATCTCCATCTTCTTCTGTGTGTACTTGGAGACCAGCTTGTCCGCTTCGTCAATCAGGAGGAGGTACCCCTTGTTTGCATTGAAGAATTCCCGGATGCCGTTTACCCGCCGCCAGATGGTGCCGTAGCTGTTGGGAATGCCCAGGGCGCGTTCAATTGCTTCCACCAGATCACGGCTGCTCATGGTATCGTCACATTCGATGTACACCACGCGGGGAAGCTGGGCGTATTCCTTCAGGGTGTGGGTCTTTCCATAGCCGCTGCGCCCCACAACAATCCCCAGTCCGATGTATTCCTGGCAGCTCTGGCAAACGCCCAGGATGTTTTTGGCGTCCCGGCTGCCATAGAAGTGGGGCGTCCAATCAGGTCTGCCCCCGGACTGCTGGGCGGCGGAGAACTCGATCACTTTACCAGTTTTTGTTTCCAGATACCGGGCAAGATCCTGTTCCAGATCACTGACATCACTGTCATACTTCCCGCCCAAATAGCGGGAGAGCTTTGTTCTGCTGCAGTTAATATCCTTGGCCACTGCGGCGATGCTGCCGCCCGTTTTGCTGATATAAATCTTGGCCTGCTCCGCCAGGGATGCGATTGGGGTACCCGTTGTCTGAATGTCCTTTACTGCTGCCTCCATGATGTGCGCCTCCTTTTATTCTCCGATTGCCCTGATGCGTTCCAGTGCCTCATTCGCCTTAGATGCCAGAAACTCATCCCCGGCTGTGGACCGCTGCTTTTTACTTGCCATTTCACTGCGGAATTCCTTGTCCTGAGGCAGGGCAATCACCTTTTCTTTCGGTGTTTTCCCGATCATCAGGTCAAGCTTGCCCACAACAGCGGCTGCGGCCTCCGTGTTCTCCCGCAGCTCATAGGGCGTCTGGTAGTACGCAAGATCACTGCGGGTATGGGCCAGCTGGCCGTTCTGCATCTTTTTCAGCCGTTCCAGCGCCTCCTGGGATACCCGGTCACCGAACTGCAGCAACTCCGCTGAATAGGCCTCGCACACCTTACGCCCCTCTTTGTCGTAGATGTAAAGCTTTGTGATGTTGTCCACATCCCACCGGACATTGACCCATTGTCCGCCATAATTGGCCAGCTCCGGCGCTGTGTACAGCGTCTTAAACTTTGTGATGCCCTGGTTCGTCACCTTTGCCCGATCTGGCTTCATCAGCAGAATGGCGGCGTATTCTCTGGGTGGGGCGGGCCGGTCATGCCGGGGTGCGTTCGTCCAGACCTCACCCGGCGTGTGCCACTGATCACCGCTATCCTTCAGGCCCCTATGGGTGCGGGTCTCATATTTCCCCGTCAGAAACCGGGTGAACTGATCCAGGGTCTCCTCCATTGTCAGCAGCTCCCCGCGCTCCAACATCTGCTGGATGGGCTTCTGCCGCTTCGCTTCGGTCTTGCTGCCTGTCAGAGTGCCCGTGTAACTTTTGAACCACTTGCTAAACTTGGAACACAATGTGTTGAATGAACGCTCAATGGACTTGTCCCATGGCTGGTAGGGGAGGGAGCGCGACCAGTCCTTACTGCCCATGGCTAGATAAAATCCCTTGAATTCCGCATCCATGAGCGCTGTATCCAGCGCCCGTCTGGTCCTGTCCTGGCCCAGCGTTTCATGGTTGGCAAAGTCCTTCCCGTTATCCGTATGTACATGCTTCGGCACACACCCGGCTTCATACACCATCTTCACAAAGGATTCCTTCACCGTCTGGGTGTTGCTGTGTTCACACAACACGCACCCCAACAGTTTCCGGCTCCGCTGGTCGATCCAGGCCACTAGCACCGGGCGGATGGCCTTGACCGCTCCATTGGGGGCGGTGCAGCTCACCCAGAAGTCGAAGGTGTGGGCGTCCGCCACCACGTACTCCATGACCTCCAGCGTGGTGGAATCGCGCTTTCCTTTCATCTGCTTCTTGTTCTTCCACGCCCGCAGGCCGTTTGCCGCCAGATAGTGGGCGCTCTCCCCGCCAGGCGACTCCATCAGGTGCTTTACATAGCGGCTCACCGTCTTGCAAGAGGGCAGCGGCTCCCACCCACAGCCCCGGCCCCTCTCCTCAAACGCTTCATACAGCATTTCCACCGTTCCGATATTTGCCGCAAAGCCCTTGTGAAAGCAGATGTTTTCAATCAGCGCCCGCATTTCAGGCGTCAGGCTGGGGAAGGTAGCCTTTTCCCTGGGCTTCCGGCATAGACACAGAATTTTGAAATAGTCCCGGTTTTCGCCGCTCTCCTGCTCAAACTGCGCCGCCCAGGCCCCGGCCTCCATCGTCTGCTTCGCCAGCCGGTAGAAGGTCTGCGGACTGACGCCCAGATCGAGGGCTGTCCGTTCCGCAAAGGCGGTGCGTTCCCGCCCGGTATAGGCAAGATATTTCTCAATCTCACCCGCCATATGAACCGCTTCATAGTAAGTTGTTTTGTTCTGTTCCAGATACCAGCTCAAATCCACTTCGGTGTACCAGGGCGGCTCCGCCTGTGCCGAGGCCTGCTTCATAGTCTCCACCTTCTGGGCCGCCCGGTATGCCTTCTTTGCCCTGGAGGAGAGGGAGCACACGGAGACCAGCACCATGTCTTTGCCCCCGCTCTCGCGGGGGACTGCCTTTGTCAGATAATCCTTTGGGGTGCGTTGCATTCGCTGGATAAGGGTGTTATACCTAATCCCTTCAAGCTCAGCAGCCTCTTCCAGCGTGATATATATCTCCGGCACTTCCGTTCCCTCCCTTCCTGAAAATCAGCTCTGGGGCTTACTTCCGATGAATGTACAGGTATATAAAAGCCGGCACAGCCAGATAGGTTAGCGCAAACACCGGGAGGGGGACTCTCTGTAGGACGGAACAGGCGAAGATGGTCACCGCTGCGGTGAAGTTGAACACCACCACCATCCACATAAATTCCCAGAAGATGTTCACAAATGACTTGACCGCCCGGATGAGCGGGGCCGTACAGTCCCGGGCCGTCTTTCTCTCCAGCTCCTGGAGCGTCAGGGTGAGCGCCCGGACATTCTGGCACTGCCGTTCAAAGCGTTCCTCCTGCCCAGGCCGGGCTTTCAGTGGATTGCGCGGTTGTGCGGTCTCCCGTTTATCTTCTATGGCGGTGCGCCGGGCCAGAACAATCAGCTCCAGCGCCCGGTCCAGATCGGGGTTGTTTTTCATCGCGCTCTTCCTTTCTGCAATGCTTTATTTTTCCTCCCCGATGCCGTATAATCGAAGTGCGACCTATCAACCAACGAAAGGGGGTGAAGTTTTGACTAAGCAAGCCTTTGATGAAATCTTTTCAGGATGCAAGGATAAACTGACATTGGAAAAGCCCGAAGATTTTACAAAATTATTAAAGCGGTACGTAGGTGACGACAAGACTGTAAATGCGTTTGAAATGGCAGCATTTGCATATCTTGAAGCCAGGGAGTATGCAAACAGTTTAGTCTACTCGCTCTTATTGGAAGTCCTCGACATTGAGTGAAGCATTGCAGATGCCTCTTCTATTGGTATAGTAGGTGCTTCGTAAAGAGGCGTCCGGCTCTCGGGCGGCTCTTTTTCTATGGAATGCTCCGGATACTCCTTCCGGTACTGCCGGATGGCATAGTTCAATTGAAACATCTGCTCCAGCTTTCGATATTGCCTTTGGAGCTCCATTGACAACACTGTCTGCGGCCATCCCTCCGCCCGATTGATCTGCTCATCCAGCTGACAACACTGTCGGAAGATATTCAGGAAAATAGCGCAGTCGTTCTGCGGACAGTCCTCCTCCAGCAATTGTCCCAAGGCGTAGATTTTCAGCGTGCGCATGCCGGACAGGGATTCCGGAATGTGCTCGAATGCCCCGCGGGGTGGCGGTGGGGGAACCGGGGTAGGTGCGGCCACCCGGTTGACCACACAGGTTGCGCAAATCTGGTCAAGCTCCTCCTGCGTAACCCCGTCCCGTTTGCCGCAGATATCATCACAGATGGCGGCGCGGATATCCTCGGTGGCGGTGTCGGGGCTTCCCCTCTCCGGCTCAAAG